GAATGAACATAAAACATTCAAAGTATAAAAATACAGGTATTCTTTTTGAATTATTAGTTAGACAAATTACCGCAGATACACTAGACGGTAACGATTCCCCAGCAAGTAAAATATTAAAAGAATATTTTGTTAAAACAGAATTAGGTAGAGAATACAAGTTATACGAAACACTACTTAAAAAAACAAGCATAACAGAGGGTAAAGCTGACATCATTGTTACAACTTTACTAAATGCTTCAAAAGATTTAAACAGAGGAGCTTTAAGAAGACAAAAATACAATTTAATCAGCGAGATTAAAAAACATTATGATGTCACTAAGTTTTTCTCTCATAAGTTACCTCACTATAAAGTACAAGCTGCATTTTACACATTAATAGAAAGTTTCTCTCAAGAAACACCAAACAATGCACAACAAGTTATAGATAATAAAATTACTATCCTAGAACATTTAACAGCAGCTCCTGTATCAGAGAAAAAAGTAAAAGAAGACGTAATTCAAGAATTTCAGAAATACGATAAAGATTTAAGAACCTTAACATACAGAGTTTTATTGAATAAATTTAACGACAAGTATGAAAATTTATTAGAGGGTCAAAAAGAAATTTTAAAAGAATTAATTAACTCAATAGATAATACTCCTAGACTTAGAGAATTTCACAATGCTAAGGTAGAAGAAATTAGAAGCGAGTTAGTAAAATTGAATGAGGAAGTAACAGATCAAATTACAAAGATCAAAATCGAAGAAGTTATAAAAATACTTCCCATATTAGATAAATCATCTAAAGTTAAAGACGATGATTTAACTAATCTACTACAGTACTACGATTTAATTGAAGAGTTAAAACAGGCTAATGTACAAGTACAAGCTTAAAGAAATAGAAGTTGGTGACACTGAAATCAGAGGTGGCAAAAAATCTACAGTAACAGATATTGATCCTGAAACTGGAGCAATAACATGGGATGTAGCAGATACAGCTGACTTTTCATCAACATACAAAGCATTAAAACAAGCCAAAGATTTTTTAGATACCTTAGAAAAAACAGGCGAATCCAAAGATGATGCAGCAATAGATCAATTTGCAGAAGAAATAGCTAATCTATTCAACTCATTCAGATCACACGTTAGAAAAAATTATCCTGAACAATATGAACGTGTATTAAGATTAAAAGAAGATTATGATCCAGATCAAGAACAATTAGATGACGAGGATGAAATATTCATGCCCATGGATGATGATGGTAGACCTTTAGGAGAACAATCAGCTACTTCACAAGGTGGAGCATCATTTACTCCAGGAGAAGGTGCACAATATGCAACCCCTTTTGCATTTAAAAAGAAAGGTAAAAAATCCCCTAGTATTTATTATTATAAATTAGGATATAAACCAGTACCAAAAAAGATTAAAGGATCAGGTATTGAAGTAAAACAGCTATTTGAATATAGTGATTTTCAAGAAAAGAGAATTGCTGCATTTGATGAGGTAGAAGATAGATTAAATGGATTATCTCCACTTTTATCTAATGCTAAAAATGAAACAGCAGAATTTTACAACGAAAACCCTGGTTCATATACAATAGTATATTCAACAGATTATATATTTGAATTACTAGATGAAATAGAAAACAAATTGAAAAAAACAGAAGATTAATGAAAACTCTAACCGAACAATACCAGTTAATAAAAAAAGATAAAGGTCATAAAGGTGTATTCCTTAAAGAAGCCAGAAAGCAATTCCCTAACCTTGTCACAAATTCCGCTACATTTGAAGAAGCATCAACAATTTTAAAACAAAAAGGTATAATATCAGAAAACTTTGTTGGGTTAGATGCTATTAATGGTTCTATAGCTAGGAAAAAAGAAAGTTACGAAACTGCTTTTGAAAAGTTTCTTCAAGAAGCTGAAACTAAAGCAGAAGAGAAGAAAGTATCTAAAGAAGTAGAAGAAGATTTATCCAAAAATTATGATCAAAGAGACGAAAAAGATCCTAACAATATGATTTTTGGGCAAATCCAAATGGGATACTATTGTGAGTTAAAAGACCCTAAAAACGAGGGTAAAACTGATCAAGAGTTATTAGAAATGGTTTATAAAAACCTAGCTAAAGATCCTATATTTTACACTAAAAACGGACAATTTGGTGTTAAAGATTTAGATTATACAGATGAAGCACCTGGTTTAGGTGAACCTGAAGAACCAAAAGGTCCACATAAATCAAGTGGTTACGGTAATTTAAAAGAACATTCTATTTCTATAGCAGGTGGTATAGTAGCAGGCGGAGGATTTACATCTCAAAACTATATGGATTTTTATGGTTTAAATGAAATTACAAGAGAAGAATCTGAAGAAATAGCAGCAAACCTAGAAAAAGCTGAAAAATCAGCAGAAAAAATAGCTTCATTAGAGGAAGTTGAAGCTCCTGCTCATGTAGAAGCATTAGCTGATGCAGCTGAAGCAGCATACGATGCAGGAATGGATGTAGAAGAAATATGCAACTTTATAGAACAGCATTTAGGTCTTAAAATGGGATAATAATATGAAACAGGTACTTATAGAAACTCAAACTTTTAGTCCTATAAAAGGACTTATATCAGAAGGTAAAATGTCTGAAAGAGGTAATCCAATTGTAGAAGGTATACTAGCTACAGCAGAAGTTAAAAATGGTAATGGTAGATACTATTCTAAAGGATTATGGGAAAGAGAAATGGGTAAGTACAATGAATTAATCAAAGAAAATAGAGCATGCGGTGAATTAGATCACCCTGAATCTCAAGTTGTAAACCTAAAAAATGTATCTCACAATATTAAAGATGTTTGGTGGGATGGAGATAACATAATGGGTAAAATAGAAATTCTACCTACACCATCAGGAAACATATTAAAAGCACTTTTAGAAAGTGGTATTAAATTAGGTGTATCATCCCGTGGAATGGGTTCATTAGAACAAAATGGTGACATAATGGAAGTACAAGATGATTTTGAACTATTATGCTGGGATTTTGTCTCTACACCATCTAATCCAGGTTCATACATGACACCATTAAGAGAAGGAAAAGAAACTATTATAAATCCTTACACAAAAGCAAACAGCATAGTAACAGAAATACTATGTGCTAATGGAAACTGTCCTATATTCTAGCGACTTTAAAGAATCCCCATATATTTATATTTGAATATGCCATCTCTATATGGCATGAATTAATAATTATCTATTACGTTTCTTAATAAACGTATTTCCAAAAAACAAAATTTTAGGACAATGGCAAAGAGAGACATTCTCAAAGAAGCTATCGCTGATGCTAAAGCCGTAAAAGAAACCGCTATCGCAAATGCTAAAGCAGCACTTGAAGAAGCTTTCACTCCACAACTTAAATCCATGCTATCTGCAAAGTTAGAAGAAATGGAAAAAGAGGAAATGGATGAAGAAGTAGTCGCTGAAGAAACTGTAAACGAAGAAACAGTTGAAGAAATGACTGCAAAAGAGAAAGCAGAAGGTGATGATCGTAAAGATGATAAGATCGAAGACGAAACCGAAGAAATGCGTGAAGCAGAAGGTATCGAAGAAGAACTTGATCTAGACGAAATCTTAGCAGAGTTAGAAGGTGAGTTAAACGAGGAAGAAACAATCACAGAAGAAGAAGAAATTTCTGAAACAGAAGAACCTGTATCTGAAGATGCTAGAACAGACGCCGAAGAAGAAGGCTATGAAGATGGTATGAAAGATGAAAAGGAAGACATGGAAGATGAAGAAATTGATCTTGATGATATGACTGATGACGACCTTAAAGGATTCATTGAAGACGTAATTGCTGATATGGTTGCTTCAGGCGAGCTAGAAGCAGGCGAAAATTTCGAAGAAGAAGACGTAGACGTTGAAGACGAAGTAGACGTTGAAGTCGAAGATTCTGAAGAAGTAGAAATCGCAGAAGAAGAAGTTAATGAAGAAACTGAAATCTCTGAAGAAGAAATCACAGAAGAAGAAGTTAACGAAGACGCTACAGTAGCAGAAGTCTATAAAGAAAATGAAAGACTTGAAAATGAGTTACAAGAAGCAAATTCTGCAATTGAAACATTACGTTCAGATTTAAATGAAGTTAACCTATTAAATGCTAAATTGTTATATACTAATAAGATTTTTAAAGCTAAAAGCTTAACAGAAAGCGAAAAAGTAAAAGTATTAGGTGCCTTTGATAAAGCAACGACAATAAAAGAAACTAAATTAGTATTTGAAACATTAAGCGAAGGCTTAAAAGCTAAGAAAAATACTATTAAAGAATCTTTAGGTTCTGCATCAAAAGCAACAGGTAACTTCAAAACAACTAAAAACCCAATTGTTGAAACTGACCCAATGGTGGAAAGATTCAAGAAATTGGCAGGTTTAAAATAATTTAAAAACAAATAAAAACTAATAAAATGTCACAATTAAATTCACTATTAGAAAGCTCTGCTTCCAACTGGAAGAACATGCAGAGTGATGCTGCTAGATTAGCAGACAAGTGGGAAAAAACAGGACTATTAGAAGGTATGGATTCTGAGATTCATAAGAACAACATGTCTATGATTCTTGAGAACCAAGCTAAGCAATTAGTTGTTGAGCAATCATCTACAAACCAAGGCGGTGGTACATTCACTGCAGGTCAAGGTGCTCAGTGGGCTGGTGTTGCTTTACCTTTAGTAAGAAAAGTATTTGGTCAAATCGCTTCTAAAGAATTTGTTAGCGTTCAACCAATGAACTTACCTTCAGGTCTAGTATTTTTCCTAGATTTCCAATACGGACAAGAAAAACAAAAAGACTTCGGTCCTGCCGGAGACGTATATACAAGCCCAGCTTCTATGTACGGTGATACAGATCCAGGTGCTGATAACGATCCTTCAGGTGGTCTTTACGGTGCTGGTAGATTTGCATATTCTATCAACCAATTCTCAGCTTCAGCTACAGTAACTGCATCAGGTTCAGCTACTTGGGCTCAAGTTGATTATGAAGCAGAAAAATCAGCTTCTATCGCAGGTGGTTCTACTTACTCTTTCATTACTTTTGCAGCGTCTGATTTAGTAAGACCTGACTTAAAAGGTGTTAGAGCATTCGTAGGTACTTCAGGTTCATACACTGAAGCAAACATTTTACCACAATATACTTCAACTGATGGTACTAGCATTACATTTGTATATGAAAATGCTGCAGAAGCAGTTTCTTCAATTGATGTAGTATATAACCAACAACCAGTTGATAACAACAGAGGTGATTTCGAAGATGCTGCAGGTGCAGGTATTCCTAACAACCAATCAGCAACTGAATTATCAATCCCTCAAATTGATGTAAAACTAAAATCAGAAGCAATTGTTGCTAAAACTAGAAAATTAAAAGCACAATGGACTCCTGAATTCGCTCAAGATTTAAATGCTTACCAAGCACTAGATGCTGAAGCAGAATTAACATCTATCATGAGTGAATACATTTCATTAGAAATAGATTTAGAGATCCTAGATATGCTAATCCAAGATGCATCAGCTGCTGATGAGTACTGGA